CATGAAGCAGGTCAAGCTGGATGTCGACATTGCGTGCCATTGGCCGAAGAAGGCCGTCCACTCGCTCTTGTCGCTCGTACGCTTCGACGGATTCGTGTTCAAGGGAGAGCGTGACGAACGACTCGATGACACGCTCGTCTCATGCGGGTTCACCTCGGCGTTCTCCCGTCACCGCGTCGGCATGCTCAAGAACGGCTGCACCTTCGCGACCGTCGGCAGGGGCGATGATGGGCGGGCCTACGTGCGGTTCCACTCCGCCAACCACGCGACGGCGATCATGGACCCGACCACTGAGCGCCTGCGTAGCGGCCTCGTGGTCTCCGCGTCCGAGACAACCGAGTGGAGCCCGAGGGTTGCCGTGCCGGTCCGCGTGAACGTTCACATGCCCGGCAAGGTCATCGTCATTGAGCGTGGCGTTACGACGAGGGAGCGCGACGAGTGGCGCGCCAGTGTGATGCCGCTCGACGGCGACATGTGCATGATGGTACCGCTCGCGTACAGGCCGACGGACACCAAGCCGCTCGGCAGCTCGCGCATCGACACGACCATCCAAGACCTCGTGGACGATGTGCTCCACCTTCGCCAGACGCTCGTGCTTTCGACGGAGCTGTACGCTATCCCGATGCGCTACATCGTGGGTCTGTCAGCAGATTCGATGAAGAAGCTACAGGAGAATCCGAAGTGGGCGCTCTATCTCAATCCCGTGTTCACCGCTACGCGCGACAACAAGGGCGAGACGCCCGAGGTCGGGCAGCTCCCAGCGAACAGCCCGGCCGCGCTGCTCGAGTTGATCTACGCGGATGCAAAGATGTTCGCGAGTGCGACGGGCGTGCCGCTCAACTCGCTCGGCATCGTTCAGGACAACCCCTCTAGCGCCGAGGCAATCGCCGAGGGCCGCAAGGACTTGACCGACGAGGCGCAAGACCTCATCGACAACCAGCTAAAGCCCGCACTCCGCGAGCTTGCGCTGCTGGTGATGATGGTCGACAACAACGTGACCAGCGTGGCCGATCTCGGAGAGGCGCAGCGAACGGTCATGGCGAGGTTCAAGAATCCCGCGATGCCGTCCATCAGCGCGTCGACGGATGCGGCAATGAAGATCGCAAGCGTCAATCCGACGTTCGCGCAGACCTCCGTGTTCTACGAGATGGTCGGATTCGACCAAGAGACCATCGACCGCATCGAGAAGGAGCAGCGGCTCACCATCGCGCGGCAGTCGTTCGGGTCGGTACTGCAGACCAGCAACCAGCAGGCGAACGGGTTTCAGCTAGCGACGAACGAGGGCGCGACCGATGAGGATTAGCGCCGCAGACGTGGAGCGCTACCGCGAGGCAATGGACGCCATCGCGCAGGAGGCCTCGGCGTACGTGGCCGACGCGCTCGCCGTCACTCGCGGCGTGGGCGTCACGTCGATTCGCGAGGCGGCGATAGAGGCGCTCACGGACAGCATCGGCATCCACGGAGACATGGCGCAGGCTCTCGCGGGCCAGCTATTCGATGAGGTCTGCGAGGCTGAGGGCATCGAGGCCGATGAGTTCGAACTCTACGATGACGTGATCGACGCGGCCATGCTGGAGGCGAAGGTCCGATACCTCGCCCGCAGCGTGGTCGAGGGCAAGCGGCAGGTGTTCGTGGATGATTGCGGCGCGCTCGCCGACATGTACGCGTGGATGTGCAACCGTGAGGCCATGGTGCGCAATTGCGCCCGCGAGAACATGCGGTTCGCCCGCATCCCCACGGGACCGTCCACGTGCGACTTCTGCCTGATGCTCGCGAGCCGTGGCTTCGTCTACCACACGCGCGACTCGGCGGATGCGTCATCGCACAAGTCGTGCGACTGCGTGGTGATACCTGGCGTGGGCGGGGACATGGCACGCTCGTCCACTCAGGTCGAGGGCTATGACCCCGACGCGCTCTACGACCTGTGGCAGGCGCGCGTGGACGAGAGGGCCGTGCACAACGCCGAGAAGAACGGCACGACGCCGGAGGCCGAGCGCGCTTCCATCATCGCGAGGCTCGAGGAAGCCGCGCGAATATCGCATCGCAAGAACAGGCGGAGGTACTGATGCGTATTCTCATCGAGGTACCGACCTATGACGGCCGAATCTCGCGGGCCACGTCCGAGTCGTTGTGGCGTCTTGATAGATGCGGGCACGAGGTAGACTACCACCCACGTCAGGGCTACGGGTGCGCCATGGCGCGAAACCGCATCGCGGCCGACGCGCTCAACGCCGACTACGACCGTGTGCTTATGGTCGACAACGACATCGAGCTACCGACCGACGCGCTCGCCCACCTGCTCGAGCACGACAAGTTCGTGGTCATGGGCTACTACCTCAACCGGTACGCCCGTGGAGAGCGGCGATACACCACGCTCTACAAGCCGGGTGACGGTATATGGGAGATGTACAGCGCCGACGAGCTGAGGGCGATGCGTGACGCTGGCGAGACACTCGTCGCCGTGCGCGGTGGCGGCATGGGGTGCTGCCTCATCAAGACCCACCTGTTCCGACAACTCCGGTTCCCATGGTTCGAGTGGACGGACACCTCACGCGACGAGCTGCACGCCGATAGCGTCTACGACTGCCACGACGCCTTCCACTCGGGCGGCGAGGACATCAACTTTTGCAACCTGCTCGCGCGACGCGGCATACCCATCTACGCCGACGTTCGTGTGGCTTGCGGGCACGAGTTCAGGGAGGTAGTGTGGCCAACGTAAGACAGGCCGCGTACTGCGGCACCCGCAACCTCTACGGCGACATGGAGACGGCGGCTAAGTCCCTCATCGCGAACAGCTCCGTCGATGAGGTCTATATGATTTGCGAGGACGCCGACATGGGGCGCGACTTGCCCGACATCATCCAAGTCCGCGACGTTCACCAGCAACGGTTCTTCGACGCTGACGGGCCCAACATGCGGAGCTGCTTTAGCTACATGGCGATGATGCGCGCAACACTGAGCTACGTACTGCAGAACCAGTGTCACAAAGTGTTATCGCTCGACGCCGACACGATCTGCCTCAGCAACGTGGACGGCATCTGGGATTTGCCCATGGACGGGTGCTACTTCGCCGCTGTGCCCGAGTGGCATAAGAGCGGGAACGGTCTGCTCTATTGCAATCACGGCGTGGTGCTCTACGACTTGTTCAAAATGTACGGTGACAAGACCGACGAGATCATACGCGTTCTCAACCACCGGCGGTTTACGTGGGTGGAGCAGGATGTCTGCAACTACCTCTGTCAGGGCTACATCTACGAGATGCCGTCCAAGTACAACTCCTGCTGGTGGACGGACAAGAACGCCGACGGCGCGGTGATTCGTCACTACGCGGGCATGAAGCGCGAGAGCTGGATTGACAGGCCAGAGGTCGTGCGGTGGCGCAACGCCTCGTGGGACGAGGTGCTCGCGCTGCATGACGAGCATGTGAGAAGGAGAAGCAAGTGAGAAAAACAATCGTGGCGGCGCTCGCCGTTGCGTGTGTCCTCGTGACTGGATGTGCGCCTAGTGGGTGCTCGCGCGAGGCGGATAAGGTCTCGTACAACGTGAGTCTGAGGGCGGACAACTTCAACGTTCACCGTCGGATCACCGTCTTCAACGTGCGGACCGACAAGGTGCTCTGGCAGATGACGGGTACGTTTTCGGTTAGTCGTGATGGCGATGACCTCGACGTAATCTGCGAGCTGCCGGATGGCACCTACACAAAGCATTTCTTCGATCTCAATGGATGGACCACCTACGTGGTAGAGGACTTGTCGGGTACGGACGTGAGCAAGTACTCCTATGAGCTGAACTTCCTGCCCGAGACCATACCCGGTGTGGTCATTACGAACAACGATTAGACAACTAAAGACACGAATCGTTGCGCGAAATCGTCCGAGATTGCCAAAATCGGCCGTTTTTGGCATTTTCGCGCAACGAATCGTGCGCGAGATTGCATTTTGCGGAGTGGCGTAACTGGTAGCGCAACGGTCTTCATTAGTCGTGGGATCTGTGGGTTCGAGTCCCACCTCCGCATCCATGGGTCCGTAGCTCAGTTGGCAGAGCAGGGGTCTGTTAAGCCCTTGGTCGTTGGTTCGAGTCCAGCCGGACCCGCCACACGGGGGATTAGCACAACGGCAGTGCGGTCAACCGATTAGCCGACCGACGCGGGTTCGACTCCCGCATCCCCTATCACGGAGGGTACCCGTGGTTGGCACACGGAACTGTCCCGAAAACAGCAGGTCGCGGAAACGCGGCTCGGGGGTTCGATTCCCTCACCCTCCGCTTGATGAATCAGGCCGTCCACATGGGCGGCTTTTTTCATACCCACGCAATGCGGCGAGCGGTCAATCGCCGCACCGACACGCGCTAGGGCGCGGGATAGGAGGCCAGCATGGCCGATGTCACGAACACTCCCGACGTGGAGGGCACGACCACCGCAGACGCGGGTGGCACCAACGAACAGACGGCACCCATGGAGCCGTCTGGTAGCGGCAGCGAGCAGAGGACGTTCTCTCAGGCCGACGTGGACCGCATCGTGCGCGAGCGACTGAGCCGCGCCAAGCACGAGCCGCCCGCCGACTACGAGGAATTCAAAGCCAAGGCCGCTAAGTACGACGAGCTTGCGGAGGCGCAGAAGTCCGATCTCGAGAAGGCCAACGACGCGGCGACCAAGGCGAAGGCCGAGGCCGACGAGTGGAGGGCCAGGTACGAGGCGCTCGAGTCCGAGCAGGAGAGACAGCGCGCCGTGGCCGAGATGGCCGCTCAGTACAAGGTCGACGCAGGGACCCTAGCCCGCATGGCAGGCGACGTGGAAGAGAACGCCAAGTACCTCGCGGGCATTGAGGCGGCGCGACCGAAGTACCCGACGGTCACGGACAACGGCGACACGGGCAG